TCACCAATAAAATCAATGCTATACGCCAACCTAATTTATGGACCACACCACCTCTCCGCCGAGGATTTTACCGTCGGCCGCTGCCATATTACGGAGGCGGGATCGCTTTCAACGCACCCGACATCAGGCCTTGGTCGGCGGCGCGACAAGCTGGATGGACTCGTCCTCCAATCGCCGAATGGCTGCGCCCACCTCGTTATGGAGATCTCTGGCTATCGGGATGAATTCATCCCAGTAAGCCGTGCTGTCCGCAGCAAGAACTTGATGAACTGCGTGCAATCCGCCCGTCGTAAGGCGCCCTGCAAGCTCTGCTATCTCCCGATCATGTAGTCGGGCGCGGATGGCCATCATCGAGGCCGCCTGAACACGCATCGCCTCACGCTTCGCTTCGAAGTCCTCCCCTACCAGATCCCCGCTATCTGACAGGCGCCTATGGGCACGTGAGCAAAGCGCCCCTGCCACCATGAAATCAGTAACCATCGGCTGCAATGCCAATAGGTTCGCGCGTTCCGCCTCGATTCGCCGGCTGCGCAACGCGTCGAAGCGCTGCTCCCGCCGCGCCTCAGCCGCGTCGCGACGGCGGCGCCGTTCTAGCAAAAAGTCAGATATCGCCTTGAGGGCCCAACCGACAGCGACACCGAACAAGGCTCCCCAGGCAATGCCCCCGGAAGCGCCGGGAGGGCTCCCGGCAGTAGAAGCCGCTCCGAACATCAGAACCCAATCCATACGTCGCACCGGTAGCCTCGCTTGAACGACCATGCTACTTCACGCACCTCGTGTCATGGCGGCAAACTGATTATCGAGGACGCATCTGCTGCAGCCCTGCCCTCACCCACGCCTTGCGGGCGTCCTTCGGTCGGGGCTTCGTCTCCGCCGGCGGCTTGGCCGGCTCCAACGCTTCCCTGACCCGCGCCGTGGCGGTGGCCGTTGCCTCGGCCAGGCGCCGGGCCTGTTGCTGCTGCTCGCGGGTCGGTGGCAGACCAGGAAGTGGCGGCGGCGGTTGGATCGGGGTGCTGTCGGTCAGCCGGGCGACGGCCTCACGAAGGGGCAGATCGGGATAGAGCCTGGCTGCGCACCAGCGCTCCGCGTAGCGCTTCGCCTGTCGGACGTTGGCGGCACGCGCTTCCTTGGTGTGCCACATCTTCTGGCCTTCCATCCATAGCCGGACCCCAGGACCGCCATCAGGCATGACGCTGGCCGTCTCGCGGCCGTTGTACCAGAGCGCCCAGCGCTCGCCGGTCTGGACCCAGCCAGAGGGAATCGGGGCGGTGCGGAAGCCGTGGGAGGAACGCATGGCCGGAAGGATACGGCCGACCGTCGCAAAGGTTGCGACGGGCACATGAACCGGTCAGGGTCCAGTTCGGGTGATGACCACTTCGACCTCACCACCGCAGGGGCAGGAGGCGGATTTAATGACGTCCTCGCCATACGACTGCTCGGTTCGCAGGGAGAAGACCTTGGAGTCTGGGCCACTCCAGCTACCCCCGGAGTAGGCAGAGCCCTTTTGATGCGCTGCCGGGGTGTCGACGGTTCCGCAGGCCTTGCAGGTCAATCGATAGTGAGTCGAGTCGATGATGCCCATACGCCCTCCAGTTGTTGAACCAGAGCATATTCCTGCCACCTCCGTCACGCCACTGGAGCTACGGTCTAAGCATGTGCGGCCGATTCGTCCAGCTCCCCGTGATCGACTTCGGCCAGCCGGGGCTGGCTGACCTTGCCCCCGCGCTGGCCGAGATCCAGCCCAGCTACAACCTGGCGCCGACGCAGCGGGCGTCGGTGATCTTGGATCGCGGCGAAGGGCGGCAGGTCACACGCTTGGCTTGGGGCCTGCTGCCGTTCTGGGCGAAGGACAAGAAGCTGCAGGGCTCGACCATCAACGCCCGGGTCGAGACCGTGGCCACCAAGCCCGCCTTCAGGTCGGCGTTCAAGAAGCGCCGCTGTGTGATCCCCATGGCCGGCTACTACGAGTGGTCGGTCAGCCCGATCGACGAGAAAAAGGACCCGTGGTTCATCCACGCCACCGGGCCGCTGCTGGCCGCTGGCCTGTGGGAGGACACCAGTCCCCTGCTGCCAGACGGCAACCTGGGCACCTTCACCATCATCACCGGCGACAGCAGCGGCGTCTCGGCCGACATCCACGACCGCATGCCGGTCTGGCTCCAGGTCGACCAGATCGATGACTGGATGGCTGCCAGCCCCGACGACGCCATGGCAATGCTGCTGGCAAGCTCGCCTCCGTCCATGGAGGCGTACAGAGTCAGTCGAGCGGTCAACACGCCGCGCAACAATCGCGAAGACCTGCTCCAGCAGGTTGCATGATGCCTACAACAGGGTGGCCTAGCTGTCGTCCCAGCTTTTAATGATCAGCTCTCCGGACTTCTTCCCTCTCCCCTGCCGGCATCTGGGCAGCGCCCTGTTTCGCTAGACGACTACTTCTACCAACGGGAGATTGGGCGCGGCTTCCAGCAGTCGGCCACCACTGACCCAAACGTTGTACGGAATAGGCTGCTGCAGCTGACCGAAGGCACGCATCTGCGCGCCGTCATAGGTTGTCAGGCTACTGGTGCCATCTGCATTGTGTGCAGTGACCGTTGCCAACAATCGCGGCCGTCCGCTGACGAGTTCGCCGAATTGATCCCACAGATCAGTCCGCATCGGTGAAATGCCTCTCCAGAGTCGCTGTCTGCTCGATCACGACAGCCTGTTGATCCACGACTACCTCAATACGGATCGACTCGCATTGGCCGTGCCAGGTTCCTTCAGAACTCAGCACCTGCACCAGGTCGAGCGGCAAGATCACCCCGATCTCCCCTGCCTTCAGCGGCCTTGGGAAAAGCGGCACCGTCAGGTCCACCGCCGCCTGCTCACCGCGATCGCAGAGGATGTTGCGCCCCCGCTCAGCTGCGGCAGCAGCGACGTTGATCAAGGGGCTACTTACCTGCTGCGCGAAGAGCTGCCCCGCCTCGCCGCTCTTTCGTACCTTGCAGGTAACTCCCTTCCCGGCCAGCTCTCCCGTAACCACCACTGCGTCATACAGGGGCGCACTGCGCATCTGCAGGCTTTCGGTCAGAACAATGTCCTCCTGCAGCACGTGATCCGGCGTTGTCTCCCGCCACAGCCATGGGCTAGCCGGGTAGCTGGCGCGGACAACCAGGGCCAGGTCCGAGGGATGGGACTGCACGACCCCGCCGCTCGCGCCTGCGAGCGCACTGATCGCATCCAGCGGCGTGTTCGCGTCATAGAACCATGCGCCCGGCGGAACCAACCAATCGACTGTGTCGTACCGGCTGGCAAAGCCCGTGTCCGCCAGTTCCTCGGCCACAAGCTGGGCCACGCTGCGTTCCTCCGTGGTGGCCTTGACGCGAGCCGGGGCGTAAGGCGGCGCCAGCAGCGCTGTCCTTGACCGCCCACTCAAACGCACACCACCCCCAGCAAACTCGCGTTGTTTCTGGAAGCTCTCGATGATGCCCGTCCAGACGTAGCCGTTCAGTACCAACTCGAACTGTCGCGGGCCCGAGGCGGTGGGCTTGAGCAGCCCCAGCTGATCGGCATCGGCCAGCTCAATGTCAAAGGTCCAGCCCCAAGCCGAACGGCCCGCACTGAGAGAGACGCGAGCCAACTCGATCGGCACCCGATCAGGAAGCCGCACAAATGAAACCTCATTGATCACGACGTAGGTCCTACGTTGGGGGCGCACCACATAGCACGCCGAGATACCAAGATTCAGGGGAGCCAGACCAGGCACGCCAACCACGGCGCAACCGAGGTTGAGGCCGACACGGTTGCCAGGCGGGAAGGTGGGATCGGGGTCGGGATTTGGGCCGGGGCCGGGCCCAGGGCGCACACCCCATGGAACCCGTCGGGCAGGCCCCCAAGGCAGCAGAGCGGCGACGCGGGCGCCAACCGGGTTCGACCAACTCAGATCCGCCCCAGGACCGACGCGCGGCGTCTGCCCTTGCCATCGAACGTGTCGGGATGCATGCGCACGACCCTGCCGCTGCCAGCGCACCTCAGATGCGCGGCCAATAGATGAGAGAGTTGGGCGCCAAGCAAGTGTCAGCCCCCGGCGGGCGACCGGCAATTCGCTCCAGCCCGTTCTCCTACTGCAGGCGATCCACCCCATGCTTTGGCGCCAGGTGAAGCCGATGCCCCCATGAACCCGAGTCGCCAATCCCCAATGCAACGAACCGGAGGCTCCAATCGAGAGGGCAGCGTTCCACGCGTCTGCTGTGGTGACTGCAAGTAACTGCGCTTCAGCCCACTGCGCCGATGTCACCCGCCGCACCGTCACACTACCTGCCCAAGCGAGACTGACTTGCGCCCTCACTCCCCTTATGACGGGCTCCGGCGCATTGTCGTCCCAGTTGACGCCAAGATTCAGCGCGACGAACGAGCCAACACCGCTAAATCGCGGCCCCAGATTGAGTCGAACGAAACCTCCCAAGGGCGACATCAGCCGTCCATCGCCGCAGGTAGCACCCAGTCCTGGGCGGCAGCGTTGTAGTTGCCCTGGTCATCAAAGCCGACCACAAGGAAGTAGACATTCACGGGCAGGCCCTCGATACGCCAGGTTCCGTCCGCTTTACTTATGGCGGACCCTGCGATCCGCAGCGTTCCTCGCTCGAGCGCGACAACGCGCCCCCTGGCCGGTGAGTTCATCACTCGGAATCGGCCATCAGGGGAGTCGGGGTCGCTAGTTTCAGGCAGAGATCCGGCCAAGTAGCCGAACCCAGTCAAATGGATTGGGTTACACCTGATGATCTCAACACGCTTCGCGCTGACCATATCAATGCCACTCTCGGCCAAGATCGAAAAGCACCTCGCCAGCTAATGCGGAGCTACTCGCGGTAGTCGGACATGCACTGAACCGCTTGCTGACCATGGCCTGCCCTGGGATCAGGCTTGCATCACCGTAGCCCAAATCCGCGCAAGGGGCGATCACGCCTGGATACTCGCCACGGAAGCTACGTGCACCTTCCATGACAAATCCTGGGAAGCCAAAGACACCGCCGTTTGCAGGAGCAGGCCATTCCCTCCCGGTGTTGCTACCCATCCCCCCCCAAACGAAGTAGGAGAAACCGCGATAGAGAGGTACGAATGAGACGAGTGGCACCGCACCCAGCGATCCATCGGATTTCCGCCCAACGTACATGGCTGCCGTGGTGGAAGTTGGGACGGTGTCGGTGAGGTCCGGGCTGAACGTGACAAAGTTCCGGTTCAACCCGAAGCCCGATGAGTAGGTTGATTGCCCCGAGCTCGACACTGCGAAGCAGTGCTGATCATCCGGCACGTAGCTGACAATATCGCCGGCAAAATGCGGGGAGAACTGATTTGTTACGCCAGTGTGGTTGATAAACAAGTAGAAGCATCGCTCTGTGCCAACGGCGAACCACGCACGAGCCGTACTGTTGGCCGCAGCCGATTTCGGCCATAGCAGACCATTTGCCCACTGCGCGACCGTGGGTACTGGCCCCGTACCCGTGTCCACGGAATCCATTACCTCATAACCACGCATCAACGCATACTGAGCATTGCTGTCATCCACGCGCAGCCTGTAGCCAGAGCCGGTCACGACGTTGTTGCGATAGACGCGTTTGCTCACACCCTGGAACTCACGAACCCAGCCCAATGGCGCTTTTGCTTCCGCGCCAGAGCCGTATCCATTCACGAGTATCGCGTCCAACAGCGCGATGAGCGAATCAGCCTGTCCAGTGAGAGCGGGAGCACCAGGATCGGTACTCTGATAAACCGTTGGCTTGAGGCTCATGCACCCTCCCCTGCAATGTTGCCGATGACCTGGAAGCGAGTTGAATCTGACGCGCCTTCCGGCGTGCCCGGCAGCGTTGTCCGCATGAGCCAGACCGGAGCCAACCCACCGATCGTGTTGAATCGCACCGCGTTGTTGGTTGACCAGCCGGTTCCCCACCCCTCTTTCTTCATCACAAAGTATGGCTGCCCAGTGCGAGGGTTGATAGGCGCGAGATCCGTGGTCGTGTTTCCGGCAGAGATAGTGCCGACCGTCTCACCGATCACCTCAAACTGGGTTGCACTGGTAAACCGCACCGCCCAACGCTCAGTGATCGCGTCCTTGTTCGTCACCGCGAGCGGATAGTCCGTGTCGTTGTAGGTGCCCGGCGCAACACTTCCGCTCGGGGAATCGGCCCAAACGTTGGTCCATGCAGCCTGGTCGAACAGACTCACCACACGCGCCTGCAGGTCCAGCGACCCATTGGCCTCGCCCAACCGAAGCGCAGTGCTGATCATCGACTCCCCTACCGGATAGTCGTGCGTCAGGGAGGTGTTGATCTCGATCTCACCGGTGATCTGAGGTTGGACCACCAAGCGCCGGTCCTCAACGCGCTCGCTGATCGTCAGTGGCAGCGTGTACGCGGCCAGGTTCAGCGGGTCACTGAAGCGAAGATTGCCAACATCCAGATCCGCCGTGAACCATGCGCCGTCGACCGGACGCCCGGCCGCGTCACGAACTTCAATGCCTGCAATCCTGCCGCGACCAAAGGCGACCAGCTGTCCCGCTTGCGGCGAGGGCACCACGTGCTTAGCCGTGTGGTGGATCAGCACGGTCTGCCCCGGCTTGAACGCCGGCGCACGACCGTCGCTGGGCAGACGCACAGACGACAAGCCAATCACCACCTCCGACAGCGGAATCGATCGATACACGACCGCGCCCATGTAGATCGTGCCCGGCAGCACGAGCGTCGGCCTCCAGACCTGGCCCCCCTCAACCTGATCGGGATCAAACCAGGGCTTGCCCTCATTCCCGGCCACGGGCACCAGCTGGCCGAACTGAACCTTGACCACACCACTTTCCCAATCGACCTTGCCACGAATTTCCGCAGCTGACAGCACACCGTTGATGTCCGCAGTCACCGTGAGCAGCTCACCGTCGATGCGGGTCGCGCGCAGCGTGAACATGCCTGGCCGCAGCGGTGAACCGGGCGCACGGAAGAAGCTGACGGCCACGCCCGGGTCGGCGATCCGGGTCAGCAGGGATTGGATCTGAACAGTGTTCTCGCCGCCTGCCAGCCACTGCACCAGGTTCACTACACCCGCCGCGTAGTCGATCGTCCCCGCGTAGATGCCCGAGCCGGTGGCGGGATCGATGGAGTGATACAGACCGCCGCTGCGGTCAACGTAGGTGCGCCCACGGAATGCGAAGCGGACGCTGCCCGGAACGATGCTGTCGCTGATCGTCGGGGTGAGCTGCAGCTGGACCGCAGGCAGCGGCATGACTTCCTGCGCAGACTGGGCGGCCTCGCCGGCGAGCATCCAACCGGCTGAAACGATACTGCCGGCGGAGAACTGCGCCAGCACGTCCAGGCGCTCGTAGCCAACCACCTTCAGACGCCCGGAGCGGATCTCGTACACGGGATAGGAAACCTGACGGACCATGAACTTCCCCGCCTGCAGCGAGACCGCGCCCGTGCTGTAGTTCACGGCGCCCAGCACGGTGCTGAAGGCCGTGTCCCCAACCGAAACGCCCACCAGGTTGCCTGCGCCATCATCCTTAGCGATGACCCGCATCGCCTGAGGGGCCGACGACAGGTCATCGCGATCGCGCCGCACACTCACAAGCCAGTCGAGAAGCACTGTGCCTTGCCTCACCGGTCCCTGCGGCAGGGTGAACGAGACGATCCCGGCCGAGTCCGGAACAGGTTGAGGCGCCGCGTGGAGCGGCTGCCCCCAGTCATAGGCAATCGAGAGCTGGCTATCCGCATCAGGCAGATTCAGCGGTCGGAGCGAGATCTCGCCGGTCGAGTAGCTGATCTGTCCACGGACCTGCCCGCCGATCAGCAAGCCGCCGTTCCCGTTGTCAGTGACCGCCACATTGGCGCCGCCAACTCGCAGCGTCAGCTGCACCGTCCCGGGAACCGCCGAGCCCTCTCCCAGCACAAAGCGGAGCGCCGGCGGGAGGATAGCGGTATCGCCGACCCGGGCTTCCGCGATGATGGGCGTGCCCCAGTTGGAGATGATGCTGCTCTTCAGATCCGGCAGCGCGCCGGCGGTTACCACGACAGAGCCGGTCTGGTAGTTGATGGTTCCGGTGCCTTGACCAGGCTTGCCGAGCAGACGGCCGCGGCCGTTGTCGGTGAGCCTGATCCAGCGGCCAAGGGCGCGATAGTCGACTACTACCGTACCCGGGGCCGGCAGCGGGGTCAGTTGGAACAGCCAGACCATGCCCTGGTTGTTCTGCGTCACCTCAATCTCGTCTGTGAAGCCCTGCATGGGGATGGAGCCAGCCGGGGACGCGGTGATGCTGACACTGGTACTGCCGACGCCGCTCGCGTGCGTCAACGCTACGACCCCGCTCTGATAGTCGACCGTACCGCTCCAGGGCGTCGCCACGGCGGAAGCAAGCCCGCCAGTACCGTCGTCGGTGAGTTCGACACTGCCTGCAACCACCCTTACTGCGCCCACCACCAACCCAGTACCGAGGTATCGGCTGACCGGCACGCCAGCAGCAAAGCTGGCACTGAAGTTCTGGCCGAGGCTGCCGGCAGGGCCGGACGGGACCTGGCTGATGGTGCCCATGCCGGCCAGCACGTCACTGACCGGAGTTTCGGCCGTGGAGGTAGGAACAATGGACACGTACGGGGTATCGACTTGCACAGCGAGATCGCCAGGCTTCCCAGCGGCGGTGAGGCGTTTGACGCTGTGATAGCTGGTGGCCTCCACCACGTTGGTCTCGTAGATCCTGGTCGCGGGCTTGGTGGCCGAGTACCGCACGACCTCCTGGCCGTAGAAATCGCGCAGCAAGGCGTTCACCAGCTCGATCACA